AACACAAGTATTTAGAAAAAGTAATTATCCCGTTATTGACAAATAGTATAAAGGACCAACTAGAAGCAGGTGCTGATGCTGTAATGATATTTGATAGCGGCCTAGAAAATATACATAAATCTTTTTTTGATAATGAGTATTGTGCTTTGTTGAAACAATTAGCCAACATAGGAAATACAGCATACTATTCAAGAACATTACCATATAACAGTTTGAACAAAGTTATTGAATTAAATTTTGCAGGTATAGGTGTAGATAGCACTGTAGATCTTAATAAAACTTTAAAGAAAGTATCAAATGGTTTTGTTCAAGGTAATTTTAATGAAAAATTGTTGTTAATAGAATCAGAAACTATTTTAAAGTATGAAATAAAAAAATGGTTAGATACAATTGAAGATACTACTGGTTGGGTTTGTGGGCTTGGTCATGGAATTATAAAAACTACACCTACAAAAAATGTAAGATTATTCATTGATACAGTAAGAACACATTTTAGTTAACCATTTGTGGTTGACTTATTTTAAAGTTGGCTATATACTAATTGAAACATTAGGAGATTTATGACGTGGCTACTGCAAGATCAATTACAAAAAAACCAAAGAAGAAAGTTGTACGTGGAGCACCGCGTATCAAACGTGGCGCCAAGCTGACTGAACCTAGTTGGGAAGGTTGGCAGGAATGGACTGGACAAGAATATCATAAACATCGTCAAACAACAAGTGCTTTCTACTATGAAAATTATAAGCCTGTGGATCTGTATCCTGCAGTATTTGTTTGGATGGCTGAAAATGAATATACAAAAGAGCAGATCAAACATGCTAAATCAGCACCTGCAAGTGCATTAAGTGTTACAGCAGGCATCACATGTAAAATGTTGCTTAATGGTATGCCAGACACTAATCCAAAACACGATGAATATTGGGCAAGTTGTCCAGGAACTATAGGGGATAAAGTTACACCTGTAACTGACTTCGTAAAGAAACGTGTTGAACATGCTATTGACCTTGGCAGTAAGGTAGTAGAAGTTAAGAAGGCAGAAGAAAAGAGCAAGAAGGATGTATATGTTCCTACTATACAAGAACGTATCCGGGATCAAGCATACCTCCAAAGTGAAGCTATTGATGAATGGTTAGAAGGCTGGCTAACAGACCCAAAGTCGTTTGACCCTAAAGGGTTTGACTTTAAAAAGCATTTCCAAAAAGTAGGCGTAACACAAGCACATGCTCGTAAACTAAAAGGATTCTTTGAACATGAAGTTGACGACTTTAAAGAACTAGAGCGTATGCCCACAGCAGGTCAGCTAAAGAAGATGAGCGAATTTGACCAAGACCAGTGGTTGCAACTTAAAGAAGGTTACGGACATTTTAAGAAAGCAGAAGTTAAAAAACTGCGTGATGCTATCAACGAATTAATGGCAGCACTAGACTTTGTTATTGATACTGCCAAAGCAACTAGAGCTACACGTAAAGCAAAACCTAAGAGTGCTACTAAACTTGTAGAAAAACTCAAGTTCCTTAAAGTTGATGAAAAGTACAAACTTGCAAGCATCAGTCCTGATCTAATTATTGGTGCAAATGAGCTTTGGGTGTTTAATGTAAAAACACGTAAGTTAGGCAAATATGTAGCAAGTAATATTGATCCTCAAGGAATGGGCAGGGCTGGTAGCGGATTGCAAGTCAAAGGTACTACTATACTTGCATATGATGAGACACAAAGTATACAAAAAACACTACGTAAGCCGCCTGAACAGTTAAAGGCATTCAAAGACGCGGGTAAAGTAAAACTACGTAAATTCCTTGAAGACATTCCTACAACTGATACAAAACTTAATGGTAGATGTAATCCTGAAACCATCCTACTTAAGGTTTCTTGATAAATACTTACATGAGTATACATGACATAAGAACAGGATTAACAGCATTAACTGATGCTGTAGACGCTCTACAAAGCGCACCTACACCAGTACCTGAAATACTAGACAGAGCGTTGTCTGGTAATAAAATTAACGGTGGAATGATAACTAACTTTAGTTCAAAAGGAATAACGGACGAAGCCACAGTTAATCAAATTCTTACTGTACATAATGATGGTATTACTGTTAAAGCTATACAAACACAATCTATAGACAATGCTCTTACAGTAAAAGGTGATTTAACTGTTCAAGGCGAAGTACGTGCCACTAGATTACATGTAGACGAGGTTAGTGCAGATGTTCGAAATGAAAGATCTTCGTCATTAGAATTTACAGCAACATCAGGAGCACATAGTGGCAAAGGCTTATTATGGACTGGTGCTGAAGATTATACTAAACAATTTATCTTTAGAGATACTCCGAATAGACTATGGAGTAGTGATGATATTGATATAGATAGAGAGAAAGTTTACCGTATAGAAGGCATTCCTGTACTAACACTTACAACACTAGGAAGAAGTGTTACAGAAAGTAATTTACAATCTGTAGGAACTTTGCAGTCACTTGAGGTGCAAGGTAGTGTAAACATAGATGGAATAGTTTTTTGGGATACAGATTCAGAAAGATTAGGAATTGGCACTGATGCTCCTAATGGAATGCTTGCTCTAAAAAATATTGACCATGAATTTATTATAGACAATACTGTAGATAAAAAGTTCAAACTAGGAACTTGGACTACAAGTGCATTACAAATTGTTACAGATGATACTACACGTATCGAAGTGGCAGCAAACGGAAATATTAGTCTCAATGGCAGAGTAAATATTACACAACCAATCGGAGTTGGTGTTAATAACTTTGCAGATGATGTAGATATAACTACAGCTAGGGCTGTCAGAATTCAGAACAAAAAGTTTGAAACTGGCACCGAAGTGCCAAGTGCAGGAAACTACATTATCGGAGATATAATATGGAATCAAAACCCAACCCCGGCAGGCTTCGTTGGATGGATATGTATAAGAGCTGGTACTCCAGGCGAATGGAAACAGTTCGGGCAAATCCAAAGTTAAAAAATATTAAAAATATGTGGGAACTTTTAGCAAAATCTTTGCCGGCGGTGGCACTTGTGATCATATCAGTACTGCACTTCGCAGAAGTGGATAGTGTACTTGACCATGTCATGATAGGTATTTCTATTTCATTTGCTATCACAGCAGTAATTTGGTGGTGGTGGATTATGAAATTTGCTAGAAGTCTGACAGATATAACTAATAAAAGTTTAGAACGTTTTGACGAAATAGCAGTAGAACTGAAAGATCTTAGAAAAGAGATTAACAAGAAGAAGTAAGATGTATGTACTAGGTAACGGTGAAAGCAGAAAACAAATTGATGTAAACTCGTTACAAGGTCTTAAGATAGGATGCAATGCTATCTGTAGAGACTTCTTTGTAGATCATTTAATCTGTGTTGATCGTAGGATGGTAGATCAAGCACATAACAATTATCCTCAAAATTACAATAAAATATATACTAGAAGAGACTGGCTACTTCCACGTAAGCATATTAAAAATTTAGCACCGGTTCCTGATGTACCATATGAGGTACAGATAAGGGCAGACGAACCCTTTCAATGGGGTAGTGGACCTTATGCAGTTTTACTAGCATCTATCTTGAGTGATAAGATACAGATGATAGGATTCGATCTTTACGGAAATAAAAAACTTGTAAACAACATGTACAAAGATACCGAACATTACGATGCATCAAACAAAAGTGCAGTTGATCCTAGGTACTGGAAACATCAAATAGGAAAAATAATAGAATCAAATCCAAACAAGCAATTTATAATTTACCAAAGCGAATGGGAATTACCAAAACAGTGGAATTTTCCTAATGTTTCACTTGACAGCCTAAGAAATTTATAGTATAATAAGTACATAACATGAGGACTTAGCGTCAACCCTCCTAATTCTGCCGCTATTATATAGGAGAATAAATATGGCTTATTACAGCACAAAAACATACGGACATAACATTGGACTTTCAGCAGTGTTTAGACAACCTAACGCAGATCATTCACACTGTCATCTGCTTCACGGATACAGTTTACAATTTAAATTTACATTTGGATGTGATTATCTAGACAATAAAAATTGGGCAGTTGACTTTGGCGGATTGAAACAAGTTAAAGCCTGGCTTGAAGATAAATTCGATCACAAACTATGTGTAGACATGAACGATCCACACAAACAAGACTTTTATGATCTACAAGAAAAAGGATTGTGTGAAGTAAGAGAGTTTGGCGGTGTAGGTGCAGAGAAGTTTGCAGAACATGCATTTTACTTTGCTGACAAACTGATTAGAGAAGCAACTGACGATCGTTGTTGGGTTGAATCTGTCGAGTGTGCAGAGCATGGAGCAAATAGTGCAATTTACACCCCCTTTCAAGTGCAGAAGATTAGATTTGATGGCTAAGATTGATAAGTCTAAATATTCCAAAGAAGAAATAAAAGCAATAAAAGCCAAGAAGCAAGAAAGAAAACAGGCTAAATTGCTTCGTAAATCAATTGCTAATTTTCCTGAATCAAAAAATAAAAATATTCTGGTTTTAAAACACGGACAGAAATATAGTGCAGACTATGTTAATAAAATGTTTAACATGGTAAGTGCTAATCTTAAAGATTTTAATTTTTATTGTATTACTGAAGATCCAGGTAATCTAGATCATAGAATCAATGTTATTCCATTACCAACTGTTGCTGTTACTGGTTGGTGGTATAAACCTTATATATTTTCGGCAGACTTACCTATAGAAGGGACTATCCTTTATCTAGATTTAGATTTAGTAATTACAAATACATTAGATAGATTATTTGATTTTTATCCAGGAGAGTATTGTATCATTAGAGACTTCACTAGAGCTATGCGTCCTAAATGGGAGAAGTATAATTCTAGTGTAATACGTTTTGAAAAAGGACAACTTGATTATGTATGGCAAAAATTTAAGAAAGAACATTTGCAAATTGTACGGAAACATTATGGAGATCAAGATTACTTGTATGAAGTAACTCATGGAAAGGCAAAAGTATATCCCGACAGTTGGGTAAGAAGCTGGAAGTGGGAAGTACGCAAAGATAAGAGATTTAAACCTGGTCAGCCTAGAGGACAACGTGAGCTACAAAATATTGAACATATTGAAGCACCAGAGGACTGTTGTATTGTTGCATTCCACGGTGATCCTAATCCTCACAATTGCCATGATCCTTATATAATTAATAAATGGGTATAAAGTAATTGACTTTAACTATAAAAGACACTATAATAACACTATGAATGATATAAAACGTATAGGCTTTGCATGTAAATACATGCACCCAGACCAAACGCAGAAGAAGAAACTGCTAGAAGAAATTCAGCGTCCGTTGAATACCCGTAGCACAACTGTACAGTGGCTCAATAGGCAGACACGTGAAGTTGCTGAAGAACGTCTATGGGATATTATGGTACATAACATCAAGTCATACGAGAACTTGATTAAATATGTAGGAGGATTACCGAATGAACTTAGAATGGTTAGGTTGGGAAGTGACGTCCTTCCTGTTTATACTCAGTCTGATTGGAGTTACTTCTGGCGCAAGCCTGATGTACGAAAATATTGCGAGGCCAACTTCGCTAACGTCGGCGCAAAGGCTCGTGAACTTGATGTTAGGTTGTCTATGCATCCTGGTCAGTTTACTGTACTTGCGTCAGATAATCCTGATATCGTAGATAGGAGCGTAGAAGAATTTGAATATCACACCGATGTCATCCGCTGGATGGGCTATGGACGCACATTCCAAGACTTTAAATGCAACGTCCATATATCAGGCAGGCAAGGTCCAGCCGGTATCAAACACGCAGTTAACACAAGATTATCTCAAGAAGCGAGAAACTCAATCACGATCGAAAACGACGAGAACAAGTGGGGCATCCAAGACAGTCTCGAACTTGTCGACACCTGCGCATTGGTTCTCGACATACACCATCACTGGTGCCGCGAAGGTGAATATATACGTCCCACTGACGATAGATTTGCTCGCGTGATAGATAGTTGGCGTGGTGTTCGTCCTGTTATTCATTATTCATACAGTCGTAACGAACATTTGCCTGCAGGCTACAATCATATAGGTATGCCCGATATGAATACATTATTAGAATCAGGTTACAAAAAAGCTAAATTACGAGCTCACAGTGACTATTATCCTAACAATGCAGTAAATGACTATGCACTTTCTTTCTTAGAACATGCTGATATTATGTGCGAGAGCAAGATGAAGAATTTAGCAAGTATAGATTTGTATAAATACTGGGTAGGAGAAAATTATGAAAACAACGGGTATAAGACCAAACTTACAGCTTGATAAAATCACAGGTATAAGACATGATTTAGGTCAAAGAATGACATATGTTCCTGTTAAAAAAGAACAAAAAATTCCATATCAAAAAAAGTCTATGAAAACTAAAGCTAACATCAAAGAAGGCAAGTGGCAGTTTTAAAAGGAGATAAAGATGATTAAAAAATGGATTGATTCAAGATTAAAAGAACGCACAACTTGGGATGGTGCGGCATTAATTCTATTAGGATTAATGGTACTATTCTTAGCTCCATTAGCAAAGATAGCAGCAGGACTTGCAATTGCATATGGTGCTTGGACTATCTGGAAAAAAGACTAAAGTCTACTAATATCTAAATCACTACTTGCTGGCATATCCCATATATGCTTTCTCGTGACCCCCATCTTTTGTGCAAATTTCTTACTGTTACAATTTTTACACACATGGAAATGATTGTTGTTTATCCTATTAGGATCCATACGTCCTCTTGGCCTATGAAATTCATTGCCACAGTTATCACATCTTAAAACCAACACACAACATCTGCGGGTATACTGATGTATTACACCACATTTACTACGTCTAGTGTGCCGCTTTGGTACAAAAAACTCTTTTATATACATAACTATATTTACATTAAGATTATAAAAAGCAACGATAAATAAGTATAATAAGGAGTTTCCATGAACATTTGCACACTTACAGAGGCTGCTCAAACACAAATCGATACTATATGTAAAGAAAATAGCGTAATTGCAGTCACACTAAACATGAAAGGTGGCGGATGTGCTGGCTTTGAATATGATTGGGGTACGTTAAATGACGCCCGAGATATTGAAGACGGTAGTGAAATATTATCAACTCCTAAAGGTAATAATTTTATTATAGGTCCTCACAGCATAATGTTTATGGTTGGAACTGTGGTAGATTACAAAAAAGATATCATGGGGTCAATGTTTGATATATCAAATCCAAATGCACAGAGTAGTTGCGGGTGTGGTGTAAGTGTTAACTTCGATATGGACAAATTAGCAATACCGCTTGAGATGGAGCAATAAATGGCAAAACAAGATATTAATATTGGTGTAGAGGGTAATGACGGTACTGGCGATAGTATTAGAGAATCGTTTCGTAAAACCAATGAAAACTTTCAAGAACTGTATGCAGTTTTTGGAGTTGGTGGACAAATTACATTTACAACACTAAGTGACACACCAGATGAACTTACACCTAACACAATACCATTAGTAAATGATGCAGGTACATTAATTAATTTAGTTACACTAGCATCAAATAGTGCGTTAGGTGGCGGAGCAGCAGATACAATTACATTTAGTTATGATACCGCAGGCAAACTGATTATTTCTAGCTCGTTTACAAAAATGAGTGATGACCTAAGTCCTACACTAGGCGGTCCATTAGATGCAGGCGGGTTTGGTATTGCAAACGTTGGTATAAGCACTATAGAAGCAGAACGCCTTAATACCACACACGATAATTTATCAGGACTTACAGTTGACGATCTAGTAATTACTAAAGGATATGCAGATCAAAGATACATTACATCTGGATTGCCGTTAAGAGTTGCAGACGAGCCAACAGGTAAGTTACATTACACTTGGACGATTAACCAATATGTAGATGATAGTATAGAAATTTTATCACATTACAATGTAGCTCAAACATTAGTAGCCGGAGGCCATGGTTTAGAAAGTGGAGCAAACGGAACTGCTATCACATTTAATGCTGAAGACACTGATCCTAATAACTTAGTATCAGGCACCACATATTATATAAGAGTTGTTTCTGCTACAAGATTAAATTTATACACTGAAGATAATAAGCAATATGCAGTAACGGATGTGCAGGCAGATGCAGATACATTTAAGATTAATCCTTCGGGTACTATTGCTGCAGATGACAAACACACTATTGTAGACGCTGCATTAGATAATACACTTGCAGGTAATTTCTTAGCAGATACAGGTATGCCACGAAAATCTACACTACGTAGACAAGGCGACACAATGACTGGAGGTTTATTCCTTTCAGATCATCCAGGCGAACTAGCAGGAGAAGGTACTCCTAATGGAGAGGAAGATTTACAAGCAGCAACAAAATATTATGTAGACAATACAGCCTATAGTTCACCAGAAGCATTATTTGTTAGTACTAAAGGTAATGATTTAATGAGTGGTGTGCCAGCAGGTAAAGAAGGTACTTCATTAACATATGCTTTCAGAACAATTAATGCAGCTGCCCAACGTGCAGAAGAATTAGTTAAAAGTGCTACTAAAGAGCCTGGCAACTATATGCAAACATTGACACATACTGGCTTCACAAAAGATAGTGTTGTTATAAATGCGGATGTAGATGTACCTATCTATGAACAAGCAAGAAATCTTTTAGATAAAAATACAGATTATATAGCTGCAGAAGTAGTCGGATATATTAATAAAACTTTTCCGGATTTTGCTTATAATTCTAGTACATGTGCTAGAGATACCAAGCTGATAATTAATGCTATTGCATTAGACATTAACAGAGGACTTACAGCAAATTATCTTACAAGGCAAGCCGCTGAAACTTACTATTCTGGTGTTAGTGCAAGGATAGCAATTACAACACAGTTACCACAAACTGTTGCAGGTATTGTGGCAGCAAGAGATATTGCAACCTCTATTCTAACAAACGACTTATTTAATCAAAAAAATATTACATCTATAACAGCCGCAGAGATTCCTGTAGTTACAACTACTACTGCACACGGATTAGTTGACAAAGACATTGTTGTGTTTAGAGACATAGAAGGTATGGTTGAAATTGCCAGTAATACTAAAAAATATGTTAGAGTAACAGGCACACAAACATTTGAACTTTACAATAATAAAGATCTCACTACACCATTTGATACATCGACATTCACTGGATTCACATCAGGTATAGTTGGACAAGTATTCCAAACTGAAGAAGACCAGTTCTTAGATCTCGGCACAATTTTTACAATTACCACATCAGGAAATGTAACTGTTGTTGCTGGAGAAACACTTACACAAGCAGGTAGTGGAGCAACAGGCGTTGTACAAGCATCAGTAACTAACGGCACCACAATAAAATTAGAACAAACTACTGGAACATTTAACACAGGTAATAATTTTACTGGATCAGTAAGCGGTGCATTAGGACCTGATAGTGTTCCTACAGTTATTGCAAATGACTTTGATGCAGATGTTAATGCCATTGCTGCGATTCAAGCCAATTTTGACTTAGTCAATACAATAATACAAAATGGACTAGACGCGGGTGGTGATATTGTTTACGGAAGCACATATAAAATTGTAGTTACAAATGGTGCGTCTTCATACACAGACCAAACTAATCCAAATAATACTGATGCATTACCTGGTAAAGTTATAAGAGGTAAACGTTCTGAGGCTTTAGGACAGATTGTCAGTTTTACAAATGATGTAGGAGCAGAAGCCGCTACAGATCCTCAGACAGGATCAACTGAACCTGGACCAACAGTATTCCAAGTACATTTATTAGGTGCAAAAGATTTTGAACCTGAAGAGCCATTAGAATTCGGAAACTTTGTTGCTAAAAAACAAGTAACTATTATGGTTGAAACAGGTATATATGAAGAAGACTATCCTATTAGGTTATCAAATAATGTGTCACTTAAAGGCGACGAGTTTAGACGTGTAATTATTAAACCAAAAACAGAAACTGATTCAAGGGTACCAAGAGTATCTCAAAGTAAATGGGCAAATTTATATTTCTATAGAGATAACGAATTTGATGGTTTAACTTTGACTAACGGTGGTACACCATTCTTTAACCAAGACGGAGTATCCCAAGGTAAATTTGGTTATCATTATCTAGCAGAAGGCGGAAAAGCGTTAAACCTAGGACCTACAGTTACAAACGTAGGCAGTTATACAACTGCAAGTAATATTATTTTAGAAAACAAAGATTACATTATTGAAGAAACTATCAGATATATCAGTGATAGATTTCCTGACTTAATTTATTCGCAAGCTAAATGTAGACGAGACACAGCATTAATAGTAGACGCATTAATTAAAGATCTAAAAGATGGTGGTGAAGTAATGACACTTGAAGTTCAAGGTTCATATCATTCTTTACTTACAAACGGCGATTACTTAACACAACTAGGCGATAGTACACAAGAGATTGCTACTGAAGCAGCAATTGATAACATCAGTACACTTTCAAATGCATTGTTGTCAGGTGTTGCTCCAAACTACACTGTAGTAGATGCACAATTTACACCTACCGATGCTACATACGATCCTTTGACAGGTGTTTTAGTTGCAACAATAGGCACACATAGCTTAAATGTAGGTCAGTATATTGAAATTGAACTAAACGGATTTACATTTACTTGTGCATCAGACGGAAACGTAACACCGGTTACATTTCCTAGATCAACAGATCCTGCATTCCAAACTAAACTAGAAATTACAGCAAAGACATCAAATACAATTACAGTAAACGTTGGTACTTCGTCTGAAACATCAGCACATACTTTTGTAAGTGCAGCAACAAATGCAATTACATTCGGCGAATATACAGCAGGTGCGGCAGCAGTCATTGAAGCTGAACCTGTGGATATATCATTAGGTGCAGGTGAAGCAGGAACAGCGGCAGTGGTCGGGCAGTTGATTGATAAAATTACATTTGTATTTGATCCAGAGTATAATCCACCTAAGCGTAATGATGCATTAGATGTGTTCCTAATGAGTGATGCTACAATTATTCGTAACGTTACTGTGCAAGGACACGGAGGCTTTATGTGTGTGCTTGATCCGCAAGGACAGGTTCTTACTAAATCGCCTTACATTCAAACAGCATCCAGTTTCTCGAAGAGTATAAACCGAAAAACTTTTGCTGGTGGTATGTATGTTGACGCTTATGTAGGGAACTTGCCTACAAGGATAACAGGGCAACCTCGGACAGAAGACAGATTTAAACTTACAGTTCAGAGTGATGTAGGAGAAGGACTTAGATTACGTCCGCCGCAACTTCCTTGTCCATTCTATGTAGAAGGAAGACGTTACCAAGTTAATGCTATATCTGATTATGACCAAGGACAGGGTACAGCAACAATCTACTTAGATGCTAACAGTAACAAAGGTAGAGGATATGACGTAGAAGAATTTGATGACTCATCTGTAGAAAGAGACATTTTCTTACAGACAGCTGGTAACAGATCAATGCTTGCAAATGACTTTACACAGATTAACGATTTAGGTTACGGCTTAATTGCTAACAATGCTGCATTCTCAGAGCAAGTATCAACATTTACATATTACTGTCAAACAGCTATGTATGCTAACAACGGTTCCGAAATTAGAGGACTAAACTGTTCTAATGGATATGGTAACTTTGGTTTAATTGCAGAAGGTGCTGATCCTAACGAAATTCCGGATCAGGTTACACTTAAAAATGATATGGTTCAACCTGCCAAAGCATTTACAAATGCAGTATACACAAATGCATTTGATGATCCGAGTATTACAGTAACAGATCTTAAAACACCACCTAGTGCAAATAGTTTAATTACAATAGATCACGGTGGTGCAACAGGAACACTTAATTATGTTATTTCAACAGTCACAAATTTAAGTGATGTGGACGGTGACGGAATAGTAGGTGAAGCAGGAGATGTTGTTGTAACAGGCTTTAGTACTGTAGATCTAGTTTCGGTTAATATTACTACAACTTCTGGACAGCAAGCAACTTATACAGATATTTCGCCAAGTTCTGCTACAGGCTCAGGTACAGGAGCAACATTTAATATTGTTTTGGACCATTCTGGATCTCCTGATACTGCAACAATTACAGTAAATGCAGTAGGGTCTGGATATTCCGTTGGAGATACAATTACAATAAACGGCGATGTTCTTGGCGGAGCAAGTCCAGCTAACGATTTAACATTTGATGTTGGAACAGTATTTGGATCAGGCGCAGGTGCAGTAAGCAACAATGTTTATAAATTAGATCTTAAAGCTGATGATGTTTCAGCTGATGATTTCTTTGGGACTTTGCAACTTACTGTAAATGACGGCACTATTATAGAATATAGAGATAGTTTCAACCATATTTTTAGTGATGTAAATTCTCCGGGTGATCTAGTAACTAGACCAAGTACAGCTATAAACTTTGACGAAAGTGACAATACCACATATAGAAGTATTGCATTTAGCAACAAGGATAGTTTCAGCCAAGACCTTGCATCAGATGAAATATTAACTACATTTGAAGCTGGATTTGATTTTGTACAATTAGATGTGAAAACAGATCAACTAGGTGGTGGTTATGGTTCTGCACAAGGTGATACAAAACTTGCTATTAGCCAATTAACATCTAGTGCTTTAAATATATATGACGATACTGAAAGAGTCACAAGAGATAGTTTAACACAAGCAGGACTATATCCAGGTGATGCTTCCTACACAAGTGGAATGCGTTTTGTATGGGACGGTAAAACACACAGTATTACTAATTATACAACTGTTGCTGAGTTTACTGTTACAGGATCTATTTCAGTAACAGCAGGCGAAACAATTACACAGGCCAATTCAGGTGCTACTGGTATAGTACATGCTACAGTTAGCAGCAATATAATTGAAGTAGAAAGTATAACAGGAACTTTTGACAGCACAAATCAATTAACAGGATCAACAAGTGGAGCACTAGGTGCCAATAGTGTACCTACTACAATAAACCTAACTAGTTGGGCATATATTACTTTCGGTGACGTTGCTGGTACAAATATCAACAGTGGCTATGGTGGTGCTGGTTTAAATAGTGCAGTACCTGCTGCTGATAGGACATTGACTGCAGGATTATCCGCAGGAGCGACAGCTGAAATTACTGTAGCTATTTCACTTATGAGAGCTACAGGACACGATTTTACACAAATAGGAACAGGATCATTTAACGATTCAAACTATCCGAATGTTATTTTAGGTGACCCTGTTAATAGTTTAGCAGAGTTTTATACAGATTCAGATACAGCTAGTACTGCTCAAGTTTGGGAAAGACGTAAGGGGCGTGTGTTCTTTGTAAGTACTGATCAAAATGGATTCTTCCGTGTTGGTAAGTTCTTTAGCGTAGACCAAGCAACAGGTGATATTACATTTGCTGGTGAAATCGGTCTTTCTAATGCTAACGCACTTGGATTTAAGAAAGGTGTTACAATTAATGAATTCTCAGCAGACGATAGTTTTGCAGATGATTCAGGACAGGCTGTTCCAACAGAAAAAGCTATTGGCGGATACATAAACAGAGTATTAGGATTTAATGTTAAATCAGGTGCACAAATTGGAAGCACTGGAAATAGAATTGGTACTGGTTTTCTACCGCTAAACGGACTAAGTCCGATGGAAGGCAACTTAAATTTAAATTCAAATAAGATTCAAAACCTTGCTTTGCCAGCTAGTGGAAGTGATGCTACAAACAAAAACTATGTTGACGATAATGCTAACGCATTTGCAACTGTAAAACAACTACGTGATACAACTGTAGGGACTGTCGGCGCAAATGAACTAGCAATATTCAGTGGCAAGCAAATTATATACACAGAGCCTGAAACAGGCGGAACGTTTGCAATTGGTAACACAATCCAAAATGATCCTGCAACGCCTAGTGCAACTGGAACAATAATTGAAGTAAGTACACTTACTGACGAACAGTTTGGCAGTATTAGAAAAATTGTTTATACTGTCGGGACAGGAACTTTTGATCCAGACAACGATACTATAACAAATGGTGTTGCATCAGCAGTTGGACTTACTACTTCACTACAAGCAGATGTAGGCGGACCATTCCCTGAGATAACACACGCTAGTGAATCAGCGGCAAGTGACATAAACGTAACTTTTACTAGAACAGCTGCAGGTGCAGAATATGATCTACAAATCGAAGCTGATGCTATTATAGATGCTGATGTGAATTCAAGTGCAGCTATTGCACAAAGTAAACTTGCTATGAACACGGCAGGCACGAGAGCCAATGCTACGGGAATTAGTCAAAGTGATCTAGGTCTAGCAACATTTAAAAATACTGAATTTACACATACAAATGGTTTTGTTGAATTACAAACAAGTTCAAGTACAGCAACTGGTATTGCACCAGAGAAATTGCAACATATTGGTACTGACACAGTGTTAGGTAGAAGCGCCGCAGGTGACGGTGCGGTAAGTGCAATAACATTTGATACAATTTTAGATCAAGGTGGCGCGGTTAGAGACAGTGAACTAGGTGCTTTTGCAAATAGTGGAGATGAAGTTCTAATCAGAACAGCGGCAGCAACATATGATACTATTGAAGTTACTACAACTGGTGAAAATAGCAAAATTGTTAAAACACAATCCGACGGTAATATTAGAGCGCAAGGATTAATACTAGGTGGTTCTGATACATATGAAGTTGCAACAACAACTGGTACTGGTACAACACTAACATTAAAAACACCTGGTCAGGCTGTTATTTTAAATGCAGTTGGAACAGATAGTGCATCACTTGTAACAGAATTCCCAGGTATTTTAGATGTAGGTAGTACTGGACAAACAACAGAAAGTAACTTCCATACAGCTAGTTCGTACACAGGAGAAGGCTTTGTATCAACTGATTGGGTCTACACAAACTTCTTAGAAGCCCTTACCGAAAGAAATGCTTCAAGCACAGGTATTGGATTAGGTGCAGGTGGTGGATTTACTGAAAGTGCAGCAAATACAATAGTATTTGTTACCAACGGTACTGTTGAAGCTACTATTAATGACTCAGGTATGCAAGTTGATAACATAGCTAGTTTAACTACAAATGGAGATCTAAACTTAAATGGTAATGGAACAGGTAATGTTAATATTACTGACAGTTTAGATGTTGATAGTATAACTGCATACAGTGGAACAAACACTAATCTTACATTAAACGGTAAGGGGTCAGGTATTGTTAGCGTAGGAGGCGGATTAACAGTTGCAGGAACAACTAATTTAAATGGTGCAATTAATTTAGGTAACGCTACTAGTGATACTATAACATATACAGGTAGAATAGATTCAAGTATCGAACCAGACGCAACTGCAAACAATAGAAACTTAGGTAACTCATCTAGAAAATGGAACACAGTTTATGCAAGTGTTTTTGATGGAACTGCAACTTCAGCACAATACGCTGACTTGGCTGAGAACTATTTGGCAGATGCAGACTATAACGAAGGTACTGTATTGGTGTTTGGTGGTGACGAAGAAGTTACTGTCACTGACAGCAAAGGCAACACAAGAGTTGCTGGTGTAGTATCAACTAATCCAGCACACCTAATGAATTCTAACTTAGAAGGTGAACATGTAACAGCAATAGCATTACAAGGTCGTGTACCATGTAAGGTACTAGGTCGTGTAGCCAAAGGGGATATGTTGGTTACAAGCGCCATACCAGGATATGCAATAGTTAATAACTCTCCAGGTGTTGGTCAAGTAATTGGTAAAGCAGTAGGAGAGAAAACAGACGAAGGTAAAGGCACAGTTGAAGTTGTGGTAGGGAGAGTATAATGGCAAAGCAAATTGTAAATATTGGTTCCAGCGTAAACAAAGGGGACGGAGATCCTTTACGCACAGCATTTGATAAAATCAACGACAACTTTGATGAACTATATGCGGCAACTACACTAGACTTAGACAGTATAGGATCTAACATGATACCTACTACTGACGGGACTAGGGCATTAGGTAGTTCTACTAAAAGGTGGTCTGACTTACATGTAAAAGATTTTGTTTACATCGGCAATGCAAGACTACAAGCAGATGCACAAGGCAATTTGGTTGTTAATGGTGCAAGTATAAAAGTTGATGGTGATGTCACTGGTAGTATATTCGGTGACGATAGTACACTACTTATAGATGGAGTGAGCAGTAAAATTGTTGGCCCTGCCGAACCTACTAGTTTTAAAGCCCCTATGTTGACACAGGCACAAATAGATGCACTTACAGTAGCAGAAGGATTGTTTGTTTACAATACTACAACAGGAAAATTCCAAGGTTATGCGGCAGATGCTAATAATGATAGCACAGCTGGATGGGCTGATTTACACTAAATATAGATATAGGAAAAGAAAATGGCAGTAAGATATCCACTAGTAATAGATGCAACAGATAATAATAAGATCAAAGAACTACCGTTAAACGATAGTTTAAATCTTAGCTCAAACAGTATTGTAAACGCTGTCAACATAACAGCAAGTGGAACATTGACTGTTGCAAACTTAGTGGTTGATAGCAACAGTGTATCAATCAATGGTAATTCAATAGCAACTGTGGCAGTTACAAATAGTTACACAGATTTAGATAATAAACCTTCATTGTTTGACGGACAATATGCTTCACTTACAGGCAGGCCTACTATAGTATCAACAACTGAAGACTTAGCAGACGTATCAAGTACACAAGCAACAAATGGTCAAGCATTAATATATAATTCTACAAGCGGAGTTTACGAACCTGGTAGTGTAGCAGATGCTGCTTTAGACTTAACAAGCCAAAGTATTTCAGAACTAGCTGATGTTGCGGTAATCAGTATATCCACTAACCAAGTGTTAAAATGGACAGGTGCGACATTTGCTAACAGTAATATTGCCTTTAGCGAACTTACAGGAACTCCTACTACACTTTCAGGTTATGGTATAACGAATGCATATACAAAAGCAGAAGTTGATGCACAAATATCTGCTCCCACAGGAGACCTAAAAGGATCAGTGTTTGCAGACGATTCAACACTACTTGTAGATGGAGTAGGTGGAACTATTACAGGAACAATATCTAGTATAAACTGGATGGCAGCCAGTGACAGTTACTTAACTATTACAAATGGTGGCTCTACTGGTCCAGGACCGATACAGATTGTTGCATCAGCAAATTTAGATCTTACAGCAGGCGCCGGACAAGTAATCAATGCAAACAGAAATATCGTAGCAGCAGAAGGCGTTACAGGTAATGTTACAGGTGATTTAACTGGAAGTGTATTTGGCGATGACAGTACTTTGCTTGTTGATGGTGTTAATAGTTCTTTACACGGAACTTTGTACGGAATAGTACAAGGAGGCATGCAAGAAATTGTTGGCCCTGGGGTAGTAAATATTACTACTACAAGTACAGAAATTGTCACAACTGGTACAGATGCTTATACACTAGCAAACGGTACTTATGGTCAAATCAAACATATAATCAAAATAGGTGGATCGGGTGCGGCAACGATTACTCCAGCATCATTTGCAAATGGAACATCTGTAGAATTAGCGGCCAATTTTAACAGTGTAAGTTTGTTATATACAAACAGCGGATGGGCAGTAATAGCTGCACAAAATATTACTATAAATGCATAACGGAGATATAGATGGCAATACAATCAATTAATATAGGTAGCATAGCAAACGACGGTACTGGTGATGATCTTCGCGAAGCTTTCAATAAAGTTAATGCAAACTTTATAGATTTAGATACAAAGTTAAGTACAGCAGAAGGCAGTGATGCAGAAAATTTAGGACTAGGCGAAGGAATATTTGCACAAAAAAGTGACAATACTCTACAACTTAGAAGTATAGTAGCAGGATCTAATATAAGTTTAAGTGGCGGCGGCAATAGTATTACTATAAGCGGCGATGCCGCAATGAAACAACTTATTGTTGTAAGTGACAGCGGAAGTGTTGTACTAGGTACCGGCAATCAAACTATCCGTATACAGGGCGGCACAGGATTGACTACTAGAGTCACATCTGAAGATGTGTTTATTGATATTGAAGGTACTAATTTAGTTGCATCTGATACTGCTCCTGTACTAGGTGGTAATTTAAATGCAAACAGTAGAAACATATCTGCTGCAGGTACAGTTACAGCAACATCATTCGTTGGACCTTTGACTGGTTTAGTTAACGGAATTGATGTAAGCGACTTAGATAAGTTTGTTTTAGGATTCGACTTTGGTGCTATTGTTCCTGTAATAAATAGTTTTTCACAGTATTTTGCAGCAAACACAGACGTCGATCTAGAATCATTTACATTACCAAATGCCTCAGTAATTGACATGGGTGCTATTGCTTAACTCCGATAAATATACATAAGGAGTATACATGGCCGACTTTTGGACAATACCATCAGATAAAACAATCGCAACAATAGAGGAACGTAAAACTGTAAAAATACCATTACCTCTTAATGGTAGGTATCTCCCGTTATCTACCTCCGGATTGACACTTACAGTAATAGCAGGAAATATACCTTCTGGTATGAGACTTTCTGACTACGAGATAGTCGGAACACCTTTTGAAGTTGCCCGTGATACCAAATATGAATTTTGCGTAAGAGCAACTTATAACGGTCAAGTTGCTGATCGCACGTTTAGTATCATTGTTACAGGAGCTGACGAACCTGTTTGGACAACACCGGAAGGTAGTCTACCGGTAGGTGCAAACGATGCATTTTTTATTATAGATAGTGCTCCTTTAGATTATCAATTAATAGCTGTAGACCCTGATGTCACAGCAGGGGATAATTTAGAGTATACTAAAATAGCAGGTGAAATACCACCTGGTGTAACTCTTACAAAGGATGGTAGGTTAGTAGGTATTGTTGAACCTATACTTGCTTTAGAAAAGCCGGCAGGGTCAGGGTTTTATGACGAGAACAACTATGGTAGTTTTCCTTTTGATTTTGGTGTAAGATCTGGAAACGGTTTTGATAGTTTCTTTTATGATTTAGGAACTTATGACTTATCAACTGCTACACAATCTCCTAAAAAATTAAATAGATATTATGAATTTACAGTAAGGGTATCTGACGGTGATGATACAACTGATAGAACATTCAAAATTTATGTTGTAGGTGATGATTTTCTAAGAGCAGATAATACTATAATGCAAATTGCAAATGGTATTTTTACAGCAGATGTTTCTAATGTGAGAGTTCCTATTTGGTTAACTCCTAGTAAATTTGGATTTAGAAGAGCAAATAATTACGTAACATTATACTTAG